TGTCCACCTGCGCCGCCGCCTGAGTTGGCTGTTGCTGCTGTGCCTTGGTTGCCGTTTGCGCCGCCACCGTTACCGCCAGCACCGCCAGCGGTATCTCCTCGACCGCCGCCGCCGCCACCCTTAAACAATGATGAGCCGCCAATAAAACCGTTTACTTCTATACCCACACCGCCAGCACCGCCAGTAGTTCCTGCTGAAGTTGCACCAGCAGCACCTTGACCGCCGCCGCCACCCGAACCGTTAGCACCACCAGTACCACCAGAATATCCACCTGCAAGTGAAGAACCGCCAGCAACGCCGTAATAACCGCCACCGCCATTACCACCACCGACACCGAAACCGCTACCGTTTCCAGCAGTATTCGTGCCGCCGCCACCGCCACCTTGCGCGTAAACGAAGCCATTTAGATATGTTGCAAAACCGTTATACCCGGGGAAGAAGTTGCTAGGAGATCCTGCGCCGCCTGCACCAATGTCGATTGTGTGAGTTGTCGCTGGTAAATAAACTTGTGCGCCGAGAATTACTTGGCCTGCACCGCCGCCGCCACCAGTAGTTCCGCCGCCGCCACCGCCACCTACAGCGCCAATGTCAAACAAACCTGCTTTAGAAACAGTTAGTGTTCCATCCGCTGTAAAAGTTAGCAGCGTGTAATTTATGCCGCCAACTGTAATGCTTGACGAGCTGCCACCTGTTGCTGTTCCATACGATGCACCGCCACTGCTAAAAAAAATAGCAGCACTAGCACTAGTAAAATAAAGCGTGCCACCCCCCCATTGTGCCAACGCTAAAGAGCCAGCGGTTGTAACCGTTGCTGTGCCAGCCGTAATCGTGCAAGTGCCAGCACCAATGTTCTGAATAAAAAGTGTGTCACCAGCTGCAAAGAGCGAAGTGTTTACGGTGATCGTAGTTGCCGCGGCATTACTCATCACTACTCGAGTGCCTTTGTCAGCTGCTACGAGCGTGTAAGACGCAACTTTGTTGCTGACAGTCTGGTTGTAGTCGTTGGCTTGCAACGCGTCCATCTGGGCAGCTGTTAATACTTGCCCTGCTACGAAATCTTGAATTGCCATAATGCTCCTTATCCTAAGACATTTTCTGTGTCGATTGTGCCATATACCAGATCATCCAAGATCAGCTCGTAAACAAGCGTGGTAGGTGAGGTGAACAGGGTGATCCTGTGGCCTGTAGATAGGTCAATTTCATGCTGTATGCCTTCGATCGCTAGTTCTTGCGCCAGCGATGTGATTGTGTTGCCGCTGCTAAATGACTTTTCAATGGTGACGGTGTTGCCAATCTCGAGGACTGCCACGGTGTCACGCTGGGCATCGGTGAGGGATGCAAACAGGGTGGACACATTGGTGTAGCGCGCCTCTGGCTGGCCTACAAGCAGGTAGTTCGCAAGGGCTAGGGCTGCTGTGTTGTTGTGGACTAGCGCGTCACCGATGGCTGTGGTCTGAATAAAGTAGGTGGCTTGCGATGTCAAGTCTTCGGCGATCTCTGGGCTTGTTGCCCCAGCGTGGGTTACTGACGCTCTGTTAATGACCTGATTAGCCTCAAACGAGATGCCCACATTGTCGTAAGGGATCGCTGTTCCGTCATCGTGGAAGTCTGCCGAAGATGCCGAAAGTGTGTCGCCGATGCGATCTTGGAATGTGAAAGTACCGTCGCGCGCAATAAAGATGCGACCCTGCACAGACTCGTTTATTTTGGCTATGTAAGCAGCGACCGATGTGCCGTTCGGAACGGTGTACGCAGCTGCACCGCCAAGGGTAATCGTTGAGGTCTCAATGTTCTGCTCACCCGGCAGCTGAAAGGCATTGACCTCGGGCAGAGCAAGTAAAGCGACTAGTCGAGCACTGGCAAGTTGCTCGGTCACATTCCACTCGTTTAGGTAGGTCTGACTGAGCAGATAAAAGTCATCAGCGCAAGTAACAGAAACAGTGTCAAGACCACCAAGGTTAAAGCCATACGAGTAGTCAACGATGTAGCCGTTGAACAGTTCCTCGCCTTCACGCGTGAGCACGACCTTACGCATAGGTGCTAGACCCGGCACAGCCTGAGCGGTGTCGTAATACGGTGACTGTGTATCGAACGGGTTAAAGATGCCGCCTGTGAATGTGTCATTGAGATCGAAGCTCATCGTGCCAGCAGTGAACTGGTCGCCAATGTCTCTGCGTCCACGAAACACGCTGATGCCTGTAGCGCCGTCGATTACGGATGCAAACTCTGTCGTACCGTCTAGGACATATTCAGTCGAGTCCAGCAAGCCCTTCTCCGCTGAGTCAAGCGTAAAAGCGTCCACAAGGAAGCCTGTAGCGATCTGTAGGTCGTAAGACCCTGACTGGACGATCGTGGTAGCCATCAGGCGACCTGTATTTGTGCTGGGCCGTCCACTCGGTTCATAGCTTTAATGCTGTTCACTACAGCACGACCGATGTCTGCTGATGTGGCTAGACCGCCGTTGACATTGACTGTGATCGGTGTGCCACGCTCGACCATGAACTGATCGAAGAGGCTGGAGAAGTCTGCAGCGTTGCCTGTGATGCCGTAGTTGCCGCCCATGTTGCCTGCATAGTTCTTGCTTAGGTCTAGGACGCTTGAGGACTTACCACCGCCTCCGCCGCCTCCTGCTGGGGTTGGTGTGACTAGGGCTGACTCGATCATTGCTAGTGGGCTGCTGCCGATTGACCCTGTGCCGCCTTCGCGCGCATATCCTGAGCCGACCGCTGCTGGGACATCTAGTTGTGGCAGTGATGTGTAGTCGAGCATTGGCACAAGTGGGATGAGGTCGATGCTGACACCCGGTATCACATTGAGCGCGTTGATTAGTTGGTTGAGTCCGATGATCGCAGCGTTAATGATTTGGTTTACGCCGTTGGCAACTACCTTGACCGAGTTGTACACGCCGACAGCGAACTGCTTAAACGGCAGCATGAACTCTGCTACTGCTCGAGGCCCTTCGCGATACACCTCATACAGCAGGCCAAGGGTAAGAATGACTATGCCTAAGCCTTTAGTCAAGATGCCAGTCGATGCCGAGACCGTGGTGAACGAGCCTGCCAGCACCGCGTTGCCAGCCGTAACTACTAACTGGAACGCGTTGTATGCCTTCATCGCGACATTGGCTGCCACGATAGCTGCTGTCATTGCTGCAATAGCGCCAACAACAATGAGCAGCGCTTTCGTGTTGTCTTGCAAAAATGTCGTAAAGTCCAGCACATAGGGCAGCAGTTTCTCCATAACAGGAATAAAAGCTGCTCCGATGCTTTCTTTAAGTTCGTCCATTTGTATGCCAAAGTTTTTTAGACCGCCTTCAGCACTATTGGCAAAGGTCTCAGCTGCTCCGCCGACAGTGGCATTGAGGGCAGCCATAACTTCGTCGGCAGTCGAAGTAGTTGTAATGACACCCTTTAGCGATGGGTCTAGTTTGATAAGCGCGCTGACTTGACCGTTTAGGGCTTTAGAGACCGCAACGCTGGCAGATTCCATGTCAATGTTTTTGGCTGTTGCAAGGTCCGCGGTGACCGACATTGCTTTTTGTGCCAACTCAAGCGAGCCTGTAGCGCGCACAAGGTTTGCCAACGCTGGGCGCAGCTGATCGTCAGCCATTGCGGTCTGTTTACTAAACGCGCTAATGGACTGCTCTACAGCCTTAATCTGTGCATCTGTGGCTTGTGTCGTGGTGCGTAACTGGCGAGCCAACTCAAGCTGTGCAGCCTCATCTTCCATCGCTGCTTTTGTGGCTAGACCGATGCCAGCGGTCAATGCACCGAGCGCAGCAGTAGCAGGCAGGAACGCTTTTTTAAGTGCGAAGCCTGTCTTTGCGCCTACGCCGTCAAGTTGCTGAAACTGTTTAATGGCTTTGTCAACGCCGCCGCCTTGAAACTCGCTGATGATGGGGATTGACAGTGCCATTAGTTCAGGTCTTTCTGTATTTCGTTAATGGTCTTAAGCACCATTTTTTCCATCTCAGACTCAATACCGCGCCGCGCTTTATAGACCGCTGGGCCGATGAGTCGAGTCCTACCCGGCATCGCCATTGCAAAGCCGCGCTCAGTACTAACCGAGTCAAGTGATGTGCCTAAACGGTTTGTGTCTTTGCGGCCTGCACCCTCAAACACTGCTGTCGCTGCGTTCTTTTGCTCGATCAGGATTACGCCTACAGCATTGCGTCGAGTATCGAAGCGCATTTTTACGCCTGACTGTGCAGCAGAGATCGTGAATGGGAATATCTTGCGCCCTCGATCAGACCACTTGCGCGCCATGCCTGACAATGGAAACTGGCCGTATGCAAGTTTTGCAGCTTGGATGGCTGGCTGTGCGATCGCTGTCGCGTCAGCCTTAAAGTCTTTTTGCAGCTGCGGGTCAATCTTGCGTAGGGCGTTGATCGTTTCCTTAAGACCGACTACTTCGACGCTGTGAGAGACAGGCATGGTTACTTCTTGCGGTGCATCTGCTCAAGCACATAGGTGACG